GTATAAGAATTTGCACTATTAAGAGCATTTCCTGATACTGTATCTGCATAATTTTCTGCTACTGTAAGTGCTGAATTAATTGCTGTTTGACGATTTGAGGCTTCTGTTGAAACTGCTGAATCTGCATAAGACTCTGAAGTTGAAAGAGCTGAATCTGTGTATGATTCTGCTGTTGATAATGCTGTTGCTATAGCTGAGTTACGGTTTGTAACCTCAGTGCTAATAGCTGAGCTTATAGCTGAATTTCTATTGGAAACTTCAGTTGAGATAGCTGAATCTGTGTAGGATTCGGCTGCGGTCTGGGCTGATGAGGCTGCACCATATGCATCAAATGTGTTTGAATTAACTGTAAGTTTGCCTAAACCGTCTACACTAAAGACTGCTGTATCAACGGATTTTACAAGTGTAGCTCCGCCAACAAGATTGAGGATATAGGAATCACCTGCTGATTCTACGAGGATATTATTGCCATTGATTGTACCTGTGGTACCTTCAACAACTAATCCATTTTTAATTCTAAAGTTTTTATCTACTGTTGCCATGTTGGGTTATGCTCCTTGTTTTAATTTATTTTTTTAAAGCAGTTCTATAAAATCTTACTGATACAGAACCTGAAATTGGTGTCACTACTAAATCAATTATACTTCCATTATATACAAAATCAAAGTTGGCGGGATTTGTAACGCCATCGCTTGAAGTTATAATATTGAATTCTGAAACATTAGCTCCAGTCGGTGTGAATAAAACATTTATTTCTGATGAATAAACATCGCTACCTTTAGTTGCTTGCAACTTATATTCAGCAGACTGCCAAATACTTGTATCTAGTGTATCTATTACTGTTGGATTTTCTATGCCATAAACTTCTAAATCATTATTACCTTGAAGTCCAAGAACTTCTACTGTTGTGGTCCCGCCCGCTGCTTCTAGCTGAGAAACCTTGTAATCAAGGGAGTTTGGATCTGTTGAACCATCAATACCAACCTTAGCTTCAAGAGCTTCAATTGCGGTATTTGCAATTATATGCTGATCTGAATGTGATGGGGAAGATAATGGATCTGTTGAATTTGGATTTACTATTGTGTCTATATTATTTGGGAAACTAGTTGACAACCTTGCCACCGTCCAATAAACTGAGATTTGAATTCGATGGTTCTGTAGCAACTGCATTAGGACCACCGCCGTCATATCCAATTATATCAGGCAATGTTTCAAAAGTTAAAGATTTATCATTTGTTTTTGTCATGTCAATAATGTTATTAACTTCAACTGTATGTACATCTCCATCATAAGTGTGGGTATGTTCGTAAAATGGAATTGGATCTGTAGACTTCATAATCGTAACCCATGTTGCACCATTATAAACTCTAATGCTGCTATCAGATGTATTAAAATATACATCTCCTTCTATTCCAGAAGATGGATCAGATGCTCTCGTTAAGAGATTTAATGGGGTTAACATTTTTTTTGACATCTGATCCTCCTCTAATTTCTTTTATTATCCTACGATAATAACTTTATAAGCATTTAGTGCTGGGGCATCTGTAAATGCAATTGTAACTGTATTTGCGTCTTTCATCTTAACATCAGTTTCTACAAGTTCATAATCAGCATTATTCATACGAACTGCAACTGTAATATCTTGTGTACCGAGATTGTGAACTACATCAAATGATGTATTTGAAGAATCTCCAATTGTAAATACTGCTTTGCGAGCTACTGCAAAATAGTTATTTCCATCATTTGTAATTGTCCAGTCTTGGTTTCCTTCAGACCAAACAATACCTACTGTATTTGCACTACCACGTTTTACTTGAATTGCTGCATCTTGAGATGGGCTTCCTGAAGTAAAATTAGAATTAAGTACAATTGTATTATCTGATATATCAATTTCTTGCTTATTTACTGCAGTTAAAGTTCCTTTTACATCAAGGTCACCATTTACAGTAACATTATTTGTAACAGTTACACTATTAAATGTTGGATCCGTAAAATTAGTAAACTTATTATCAGTATAAGCCTCTGAATTTGATTGTGCAGTAGATGCTGCAGTATCAGCATAAGACTCTATAGAAGTTGTTGCAGAATTTATTGCATTAGTAATAGCAGTATTTCTGTTTGAAACTTCTGTGGAAATTGACGAGTCTGTATAAGATTCTGCAGTTGACAAAGCTGTTGCAATTGCATCGTTTCTATCTGATACCTCAGAAGTAATTCTTCCATCAGTATAAGACTCAGATTCTGATTTAGCAGTAGCTATTGCAGAATTGCGATTTGTAACTTCGGTAGAAATTGCTGAATCTGTATAAGATTCTGAGTTTGATTGTGCTGTTGAGGCAGCATTATCAGTATAAGATTTTGTAGCAAAAGAAGAATCAATAGTTGTGCTGAGAGTAATGATTCCAGTGGCTGGATCAACATTTGCTGTTCCAGTAACATCTCCTGTTAAAGTAACAGTTGATGCTGCGGTTCCTCCTGCTGCTAAATTGTACCAAGCACCGTTTGCTCCGTAATAACGAAGAACATGTGTAGTACTGTCATAGTAAATTCGACCTTCTTTATTGCCACTGGATGGGGCAGAAGAAAGGTTTTGAATTACGGCATTTTGTAGCTCGTTTGTATTCAGGTCAATATTTGTTAGAAACAATCTAGACATTATATTTTACCTACCCTTTCGTAATTTTTGTATCAAGAAAGATATGCCTTTCCAGATACAGCCCCGATGAATTGTATTACCATTAGATTTTCATTGGGGTAGGATATATCTCCTTCTACTACGGTTCCCGCAGTATCAATGCATGTTGCATTTGGATTATATCCAAGATTATGTTGTATTTCCCATATAGATGCTGGTGAAGAAATTTCGTAAACCTGTCCTAACATTTCTCTGTTAAAGCCTTCAAACAAAACTGTTGTTGGCCATCCCGAATTTGTTTTTGGACCATAAACAGTTTTTGTATTTGTATCAACATACAAATCTCCAACACGTCCTATAAGATTTGATGGTAGGCCTGGACCCGTTAAAAATTGAGAACCTGGATCACCCTTTGCTCCAGATGCTGCAGAGTTAGATCTAATAACAACTTTGTTAGGCTCTGTTACTTTTACAACTTTAGTTGTTTGATAATAAGTTTTAGCCATTATAAGTTACTCGCTTCTAATTCCACCCAGCCATTTAATAGTGTATCTGCAGTATCAACTATCTTAACTTGATAGTAAGATTTGGGCAAAACAAACTTTCTAGTCTGTTCTCCGCTAAATGTAACTTTTACTGTTGCTCCAGTTCCATCATTTACAGTTACAATTCCACCTGATTGGGTAGTTGTTGTTGCTACAACATTTTTGCTTCCTGGCTTATCTGTAACCTCAGCAATAAGTTCATATTCAGAAATATCTATAGGGATATCGTTTATATCAGTATAAGTCAAGGTCAGGGACCAAGCATCGCCCTGAATAATTTTAAAATTTGTATACGCCATTTTTCACCCCAGATTTATAGTTAAATTATAACAGTTATGTGTCCCAAATCATAAGAAAACCCGCCTGGTGCGATGTTCCATTAAGCAACTTTCGTGGCGGGTATTGTAAGGTCAGTATATCACATTCCTGCTTCTAAGTTGTGGTTGATCAAATAACCTAAAAGATCTTCTCTGGGTAGATCATAAGCATATTCATGTTCTTTATACATTGATATAGCCCTATCTCTTGCTGGATGAGGATTCATGTCTTCTAATGCCACCCATTTTGTCCTTGTCATTTGCCTATACATCTGACATACTCTTTTTTGAGCTTCCCCGTCATACAAATAAACAGATCTTTCCCACTCTATTGCTATTTCGCTGGAATTTGCAAACCCAGGCTTTGGCATAATAACCTCATGAACAGTTTTTACCCATTCGGCTTTATTTTTATTATGAAGATTGCTCCAACATCCTCCTAAGCCTTTTTCTGTTGAAGCATAGCCAGATACGTTTTCTGGTGCATTTTTAATCTTATCAGAATTAAATGCTGTAATTTTTTTACCCACAGCAGCATGAAATGTCCAGTCATACTTACACTCTGAATCTAAATAGTTTAAAATTGCACTATGACCATATTTTAATATATATTGATGAGTAAACGGAACAATTTTTGCTCCATCAATTTTAGGTATTTTCCCAAACAGGTCAATATATCCTATAACTATATCGTCAGTATATTTAGAAGTATCTTCAACATATTTATAAAGGTTTTTATGACTACCCCAATAAAATGTTATTGCTGAAAACATTATGAGTTAATATCTACTATTTCACACTCTCCACTTACACAAGCAAGTGCTTGTGATCCAGTAGTTGAATCTTCAAGTTCATATAAAGATAAAGCATTCCAATCAATATTTTTTGGCATTTTTGCTAACATTTCTTCGTATTGATCTTTTGTAACTTCTTGATATGGGGCTTGAACATATGTATGCTCTGAATATGGCAGGAATGAAATTCCAGATACCTCATCAAAATGTTTATATACCCATGCCCCAACTTCCATCCACTCATCTTCTTTTACAGAAACTGTAATAGAAGGCTTATGCTCACACCAATGACGTTGGTATGTTAACCAAACTTCCAATTGCTGGATAGCAGTAAGCTTGTCTCTGGTAATAGCATACTTTGGTGCTTTTACTGGAAATGAGAATACAGAAGTATCATTTGGCTTTCTAACATCATCTTCTGCAGGAATACCTGAATCCTTAAGGAACTGGGTAATAGGATCTTTCTTGTCCCCACGAACTGTACGAATATAGTAATCTGAATGCCATGCATGCATTCCTGAAGACACCCCGACCAATTGGGACACTGTGCCCGAAGGCTTAACGCAAGTTACTGCTGCTGAGGCGGGAATCCCAATTTTCTCTGCCTCTACAATATTAACATCTACCGCCCATTGACGAAGATTAGCAAGAATATCCCCAAGCTTATCTAGACCTTCCTGTCCAGAAAAAAACTTATGACCAAACTGTCCAGTAAGTGAAACTCCAAGTAGACGCTCTTCTTCAGTATTATCTTTCCAAATCTTGCGGATATACTTAAAGTCTGTAAGAGTTGATTGCCATGTTCCTAGAATGGATGCAAGACGGACTTTATTTGTAACATCTTCCACTGTATCCTTTTCACGAAGTACGACTTCTGAAAGGTTACAAAACTGATAAGGACGTAGGATAATTTCTGAGCAAGGGTTAGTTCCATAGTGAATATCTGCACTACGTCTTCCATATTTTGCTGCTTGGGCTTGGGCTGCTGCCACATTGTAGATACCTCTTTCTCCCGACTTAGAGTCATACAAAGATTTCCATTCTGCTATAAATTGCTGCATCTCTGGTTTGCGTGAATACGCAACAGAGTTATTAGACAATGCACGTTGTGAATTTTTTTCCCACCAATTTCCAGCTTTTGCTTGTGCCATTTCAATATCATTAATATTTGAAAGAGAAATCATTGCAGAACGACGAACTCCACCAACTACAACAACTTCACCAATCTTACACATAATGTCATGACATTCAATTGGTTTTAGTTGACGACCAAGTGCACCCTTGAATACCTGAATTGTAAAATCAAAAAGATTTACTAGTGGTTGCGGTCCAGATGATCTTCCGCCCATTGTTTTAAGACGAGCACCAGATGGTCTAACCTTACTAATATCAATCTGAGGTATCTGCCCCGCCCAGAGAAGTCCGAGAAGTTCACGATATGCTTTTGCCCAACCTTCCTTTGAATCTCCCACAATAACTGTTGTTGATGATTTTTCAAGTGTTTCTGGAAGCGACGGGAGCTTGTTGATGTACTTATACTCAACAGAGAATCCAACACCCGTACCGCACATAAGAATATACATTGCTTCATCAAATGATCTTGCATTATCTACTGGAAGAAATGCACAATTGTAACCAGAAACATTTTCTCTTTCTAGTGCGGGTCCTGCAGTCATGACAGAACGCATAGATGGCATAACATTTCTATTAAATACTGCATCACGAAGTTCTTCAACAAGTTTTGGATTTGGTTTATAGTTATGCTTGGTCTCTAATTGCTCAACCATAAACTTGAAGTAGCGGTCTACAGTTTCACCCCATGTCTCACGACGATTTTCGTTTTCCAGCCATCTCGCATAACGAGACAGTGCAATAAAGTTTTCATATGGGTTTTTAATTGTATTGGACATTGCTTCTCCTAATTTTTAGATTGAGTCTTAAGTGTACCATATTGATTTTTTAAAAATCAACTTTTAGGCATTTTTATATATTTGTTTTAGCCTTTTAATAACTGGCTCTGTAACGTTTAACCAGTCATACTCTTCATGAATTAAAAACGATTTTCTAAATGTTTCTTTAGCAACTTCAGAATAATTATTTGTTGATTCAAGCATTTGTTTTTTTAAACTTTCTTTAATTGGTTTAAACATATATCCAGGATGTATGTCCTGCCATGGATTTGTTGAAAGTTCTGATTGAATAGGATACGTAATAAAATCTTTATAGTCCGCCCAAACATCAGTACTGATAACTGGCATTCCAGTGGCAAGTGCTTCTAATGGCTGGAATCCAAAGCCTTCACCCCAAGATGGGTAAACAAAAACATCGCATAAATTATACAACCCAACAATTTGTTCATTTGTTAAAAAGTTTGTTATTTCAATAATATTTTTATTTTTAGTATTTGGAGAAACGCTGTATCCGTATTTATCAAAAAGTTTTACAGTATTCATGCCAGCTGCTTTAAAAACTAATCTATAGTTTGGATCATCTCCAAAAAGCTCAACAAAACAATCTGCCACAAGTTGTCCGTCTTTTCTAGATGATGGCTCTCCTATGTGCAAAAAGGTAAATGGTGTTTTTTTATCTTTTCTTAGTTTTGGAATAAATCTTTCATCAATGCCGTGTTTATAATAGAATACTGGTTTATCTGGAAATAAGTGATCAAAAACATTTTTTACCCAAGGGGACGTTCCCCAAATTTCATCTGCTTGACTCATAATTTTTTTTCCAGATTTTGTAAGGTTTGTTGATTCCCAAGCGGTGTAAGCAATTTTATATGAATTTTTATTTAACCAGTAATGAGTCTCTGGGCTTGCAAAAGAAATTTCTATATCTGGATTTTTTATTTCAAAACCACAATTAACGCCAAGTTTTTTAAATGTCTTAAAGATCATTTCTGATGCTTGTCCGTACCCAGTATTTTTATCCATATAACGCATTGCGTCACCTGTAAATGAAATAATCACGCTTAAATAGAATTCCTCACTTGTTTTTCTTAGTATATCATGATACGATTGTTTTTACTACTCTTTCCCTAGGAGGTTCAAAATGAACAATGAGAACATGGCAAGGATAAGAATTGCACTTGGAATGTGTTTTGTGACAATTATCACATTACTTTTTGGTGTACAACCAGCTTCTGCAGTGCATGCAAAAGAATTAATAGTGTATAATAAAAATATATTATATATTAATAAATATATTAATTTAGTTAATATTAAAGATATTATTAATATTGATATATTAAATAATAATAAAAGTAATAAGCAGAATACTGTTTATTTAATTAATGATCTATCCACTAGAAATACTTTTTTAATGCCCGCTTTTAGCTTAAAGCTAAATTTAAATTCAAGAGTAGACAAGCGAGTAATAATATCAAGGTTGGCAAATGCGATCAAATCCCAGGAAACTGGGGGAGTTGGTGCATATTTACGTCAATCTTATTCCAGTAGTGCATGTGGAGCTTTTCAATACATGCCAACATCATGGGATAACTTTATGGGATACAAAAATGCATGTGATGCACCAGAATGGGTACAGGATGAACGTATGATTAATGAACTTCAGTATTCATATAACAAGTACCACGACTGGAGAAAAGCAGTAGCAGCACATCTTTACCCATCAAGAGCAGACAATATGAATTCTTGGTTCAAACCAGTTCCAGGAAATCCTACTGTCTTCCAATATGTTACATCTGTATTTCAGAAGGCGAACATAGCATACTGATGAGAATTCAGGTATTTTCACGGTATTACAATTTGGCTCAAGCGGGAGTGGTAAAACCTCTCGCTTGTCCAAACCACGAAAAAGAAAAACCCTTAGTTTATGATCTAATACATTTTATGGGAAATGATGATAAAATAAGATTAAAATGCTTGGCTTGCAATTATGAACAAATTGCTGGCATACAATTGTACGAGAATATTTTAAAGGAATTGAGGAATTTAGATGCTACCTAATATTGGTGATTATTTTGTTGTTAAAACAGATGGCCTAGCTGGATTACTTATTAGGCTGGGAACTGGCTCTAAATGGAATCACGCTGGAATTTATATTGGAGATGGAAAAATTGTAGAAGCCCGCCCAGTTGGGGTGACAATTAGCAAACTTGACAAGTATGATAAAAATCCAATTCTTTGGAATA